CTCGCCTCAGCGGCACGGCCAAAATGGCGTTCGCGTTCGAGGTTGCAGAGGTAGATGAGTTGCTTAATGTCGATTTTCTTTCACCAACAATAACTTACGTTTGATTATTTTATCCGGTAAAAATTTTATGTACTAGCATCTGTACTAAATAAAATTTCACCCCTTATTTTTTGCCGTTTCTGTGATTCATGATAAGCCCAAACACCAACCGCTTCAAACCGGCATCCAGTCAGCCTCATACACCGACGGGATTTCGTGCGTCACCACGCCCAGCATCACCACACCTTCCAGTGACTCCCCGTCAATTGTCTCTCCCTCTTCGGTGATAATGCCGTACCTGAAGTATTTCCCCACCATCGGGTAGCCGTCTACCTGCCATGCCACCTTATTGCCCGCTACCGGCGTAATTGAACTGTCTACCAGCGCAAACCCTCTTGGCGTTTCGATGCGGATGGTAGATGACGGACGGTAAATCATCAGCCTGTTCAAATCTATGCGGCTCTCAACGAAGTCAGCCGCCGGTGAAGGAAATCCCATGTCAATACTCCCCGTAGTGGTAGAAACGCTGCCAGAGCCTGTTCTCGCCCTCTTCCGGCGACTGATCGCGGAACGTCATCACGTTCTGCGCTATCCACTCGTTAGCCTGCCTGTGGCTCATCTCCCAGTTGCGCTTTGCCAGTTCAGCAACAAAGTCAGACGTGGACACAGTGACGCCGTACCTGGCGCTGCGCCGAATAGCCTCGTGGAAAGAAATCCTTATGTCGCCGTAACGTGGCATGACGATAGCTCCGATAAGTACTGTATATAATTACAGTAATATCAACTCACGATTTTGATCAAGCCGTTACGTTTGGGAGATTTGTAAAGGTGTTGGTGGGTAAGGGATTTTATTTTAAGGTGATGGAGTGTGTAACTAAGCTTTAATCGCACACTCCGTAGGAAAGCGGAGATGTTAACGGTTAAGTGATTATCCGGTCTCCGTGATTTTTATGAAGGTTTCTGCGGCCAGTTGATATCTGGCGCAGTGGTGACATCTACTCTGTTAAGCAATACCCGGTATTTCTTCCACGCAGTAAGACTTGTTTTTTCGTCATCGGTTGCCATTTCCAGATCGACGGCATCCTGTAGAACGGAAATTTTCTGAGATGCATCATCCATCATCGCGCTTTTCACCTGTTGCGCCTGGGCAACAAGCTCAGCCTTTGGGATGACAGGTGGCGGCGGCGACGTGAAAACTCCCTCTTTATAAGTCCATCCGATGCCAGCCTGCGTATTGGTAATATCTACAGTCGTGGTTCCTTCTGGGGGTGTCCATTCGTTCTTCCCATCCCATATTACCGTGTTAACCACATTACCCTGCTGGTCGATAACCGCATAAACACCCATTATGAATACTCCTTAATAATGACGATGCCACCAAACCCGTTCGCCCCTGACTGAGCTGCACCGTTCTGCCCAATTGCAGGTCCGCCACCACCGGAACCATAATTGAGTCCTGGAGCCCCCGCCGAATTTGTCACGCTGTGGCCGCCCGCGCCGCCCGTGCCGAAAAACGACGCGCCGCCATCCCCGCCTTTAATTAGGCCAGATGAAAATCCCACTACGTTTGTCGCTGGCGCGCCGCGTACAGTAAGAAATGTTGCGCCTGTTGGTGCCGCTGACGGGTCCCCAATTCGTGCCACCGTGTTGCTGTATGACGATGCTCCACCTCCAGCACCTCCACCACCACCCGGACAGGAAATGATTGATCCAACGGAGCTTACGCCGCCAGGTGAGCCATTATTATTTCCTGCAGTAGCTCCAACGCCTCCACTACCGACAGTAATGATTGTTCCTGATGCTGGTACAGCTATCAGCCCCGTATAGGCGAAAGCGCCGGCGATACCCCCGCCTCCTGCTGAAAACTGCCCTGAACCTGTTGCAGCCGCCCCACCACTGCCGCCACCTCCTCCAACAAGCCAGATTTCCACCTGAGTTGTACCCGGTGTTGGTGTGTATGTTGACGTTACCGTCCACGATCTGGTTGCCAGAAGTTTTCCCTGAACCTGTGAAACAAACTGAGTTGTAGCGATCTGAGTAGTACTTGTGCCAACCGGTGCTGTTTGCGCGGTCTGAAATGTACCCGTTGCATCGATAAGCACCCAGGAAGTAGAAGCCGATGACCAGCGCACTTTCACCAGGCTGTTTGCCACAATTTCATTGGCAATCAGTGTTGCTCCTGATTGGCTAATTACCGGAAATGCGCCAAGCGCGCAAACATTGAGCGTTGATGATGCTGTGTTTGCATTGGTGGCTTTGAAAATGACTTCCGTGCCATCGGTTAGTGAAATAATTTTCGGGTTGATGTTGACCAGGTAGGCATTTGCCGATCCAGTGTCGGCACCATAAACTGCCGTATTACGCTGGAAGCTGTCATAGATTCCAGCCTGATTCAGGATCGGAGCATTGGGGTAAACGGAGATATTTGCCGCTGTTACCGTCGTCGCGCCCTGTGCCACAGTAATGACATACAGCCCGGTGTAGCCAGAGTCCGGCGATGGTGTTGTCTGAGTGCCTGTGGTGGCAGCGACCCCCGCCTTGAGTGCTACAGTACATACACCAGAACGCACAGTATTTTGCGCTGTTCCTGAATTATTTGGTCCACTCCACGCCACTGATGGGTTGCTTGCATTGTAGTAAGGCAGAACAGTTGCGCCGCTGTCTGTATCAGTGTATGTAACCTGGATGAGATAGTTGATGCTGTAACCCGAAGTGCCGGGGGCCGTAAGCGTAAACTGCGTCGCATCAAGAATCAGGCCTTGTTTTAGAATTGTGTGGGTAGTATCCGCTGCCAGTGAGGAATAAGCGGTGCCGTCGATATTCTGCAGGCTGTAAATCTGTCCGGCCGCCACATTGATGACCATAGAGGCTGGGCTTGATGCCGTACAGGAAAGTCCATGCACGTATGTGTTAGAGCCCAGCAATGCAGAAGCTAACTTAGCCAGCCCAATCATCGCATATTTATTGGTGTTCAGAAGATCAGTTTCAAGCGGGATAGCACCCGGATAGACAATTTGACGATCCATGGATTTTCTCAATAAAAAACCCCGCCAGGGCGAGGTTTGTGGTTGATTAGATGATTACTGCGCCGAGTAGGGAAGAATTCTCACCCAGATAACCGTGCCCTCCATCTTCACTGAAGCAACGGCGGCATAAATTTGGGCGTCGGTAAGGCTGGCGAGGTTAGCGGCAGGTGCATACTCGCCGCGAGAAGGTTTGCTGTACCCTGATGGCGTGCTACGGTATCCGCCAACATAGGGAACTCCGACGCCAACCGGTCTGTATGCGGTAACAAGCGCCTGATAAGGCATAACAAGGGAACCGTAACCGCCAGCCACACCATAGCCAAGAGTCGGGCCTCCATAAGCTCCAGTATCCTGAGGCCTTGTCGGCTCAAACACTATCGGCGTTGCACCGGTCAGATCTTCAAGCACCTGAATAATGGCTTTCCTTGTGCCCCTCTCCCTGAAAAGGTTCACTTTAATAATGTTCAGAAAGTCGCCGTCTGACTGGGCAGCACCGCGCTTGACCCTGTCGCCAAAGAAATCGTAAGCCACAAGATCAAGCCAGCCGCCAGTAGCGGTCATTATCCTGCTCTGTAGCACTGCATAAAGGTATAAGGTGTATATCCACGACAGGCCTTTAGCCATGCCGTTAATCAACGCATCTCTGACAGGATTGCTGTCATCAAACCAGCGAGCCGGCATGAGTGTCTGGATGCGCCTGACAAAATCTGACTGGTCATCTGTCGCCATGATTTCCCCTTAGCTAATAACCACTGTGCCAGCGCGAATAACCTGTTTTACGGTTGCAGCAAGGTCAGAGGATGATCCGTTGATAGTGATGTTTGTCACGTTGGTAACATACGTGCTCGCGTCATAAGCTATGGCAGAAAGCTTTGTCAGTGGCAGAGACTGCCCAAGCGTCAGGGTTGCGATGTAGTTAGTGATCGCCGTATTCACCAGGGCAATGATATCGCTGTGCGTTACTGACGGGTCGGTGGTGATTGTCATTGCGATATTCGCGGTAACAACCGTCGGCCCGAATACGCTGAAGGTAATCGTTGCGCCACGCACAGCATCAATCGCCGTGTAGACTGAGGATAAAAATTCGCTGGATGGCGCACCGCTACCATCATCTACGACCGCGTAAAAATATCCGTACTGCGTTGCACCGGCATAGTTCTGGTTTTCCACTACCTTGTATGAAACGCCCTGCTTCACACTGGCAATCGCATATTCAATCGCAGACAGCGTGGCTTTTGAGAGTGAGGCAATCCACAGACGGAATCTGGCGCGGGCCGCGTCGTCCGACTCCGCATCTGCACCATTGGCAAAGGCGTTTGCATTATTGACCGTATCAATGCCGGTGATGGAGCCAACTACAGTGGTCACAGTTCCGGCTGATGCATTGCCCGCCGCGCCAGCCGTGACGGCCTGCACCGGAACAATCACCGACGCTACGCCAGCCGCAACAACATAACCGCCCTGCGCGGCGCTGTAGTTCGCGTTTCCGGTATCCAGGATGACGATATATGTCTGCGTGCTGTCGTTGGTAGTGACCTGTGATCCGATTGATATGAGGGCTGCGTTGGTCGCAGTGAAACGCGATAATGTCACGCTCCCAGTTGCATAAGTTGCGGGTTCCCGCGTGAAGCCATAATCCGCAAGCCATGTATCCAGATCGCTCCCTGAGCACGTCGCGGCCCGTGTAATGACCAGAAGATTCACTATAAGCTGCTGGAGCCAGAGAATGACGCCGCTGTTTGATTCCACAATCGCCCTGAGAAGGCTGCCAATCGTCAGGTCAACCAGGGACGCTGACTTTGCCTGGATAGCCGTTACTTGGTCAGTAACCAGTGTGGTAAATGACTTGATATTGAGATTCACGGCTACCTCGTAATGTCGAAATTAAGAAACTCAGCCGTTCCGCTGACGGCATCCGTGTATTTGACGTAGACATCCACGCCGTTATCAATCAGGTTCAGGGTTACTGTTGGCTCAGGCGAACGGGCAACGCAGTCCTCAAGTTTCATCTGGCCCAATATCAACGCTTTCCACTCGTTGATGTTGACGCTCTCGCCAACCTTTTGGCCTAATCCGGCCCCGTATTCAGGGTGAAATACCAGTTCGCCCGGATTGGTTATCAGGCGGCGTAAAATTTTCTGCTTGCGGCGATCTGTGCCTGTCACAGACAAAATGTCACCGCTCGGCGATACGGAAAGGTCCGTGCCGACATAGTGAAAAAGGTCGTACATGCTATCGCCTTATGGAAGTTGCTGATTTGGCTGGTTGGTGTTGCTGCCCTGTCCATTCTCATGGTGGGTATGACCGTTGTAAGTGGTTCGAATGGCCTGTATGTTGCCGTGCGCACCATTCAAATCGCTGATATTTCCGACCACTTTCAGGTTCTGGTCAATCAGCACATCTCCATCGGTGAAGTGATGCTGTGGCGCGGTGTAAGTCAGCTTGAGGCCAGATGAAACGAGGATTTCCCCGGTGTTGAGAAACTTCAGCAGCGATCCGGACTGATGCACTATCCAGAATTCACCTGAAGGTGGGCCTGGGCAGCGGTCGACGTTGTTGTAAAACTGATTACCGGCCATCTGAACGCCAATCTGACCTGAGTCGAAGTCAATCTGCACTTCGGCATCAATCATCGGTCCGGCCGCCATGCCCCAGCCATTTCCAGCCCACGGTGTGCCGAGAGGTATCCATCCTGTTTCTTCACCGGTTGGCTGGAGCGCCACCTTGATCGCATATTCGACAGGGTCGTAAGCGGTGATTACGCCCTGCCGGGTGCCGGAGAAGCCACCTGCAGCCATCTGGGAGCGCATGGCTATCTGATTCATCATGTGCATCATTGCGTGCTGATCTCCAGTGCAGGTGAGTGGTTTTTACCAGATATGCGCATGCTGTAACCCTCATCCCAACTAATGCGCCGGGTGATGGAGTCACACCAGTAAAGCTGATCGAACATCGACTGAGTGCCCTCAATGCGAACCAGCGTGCGCGGCACCAGAACGTTGTCACCAAATGTCGAGCAACTGAATTTGAGCTCATGCAGGACGATATCGCGGTACACCTTCTCTGCCATTGCCTGCGCCTGTTCCGGAGACAAACCATTGCGGATGATGCGATAAACCTGCGTTTTCGGCGTTGATGCCCCTGGGTTGGTGCGTTTGGCCGTCTTGGGGTAGTAAGCGATAAACTGCTTATTTTTCCTTTTGGCGCTCCAGCTCATCACCTCTACCGTGACGCCTTTGGAAATGGTCAGGGCGCGAGAGAATCGCAGGTCTTCTGACACATTGGCCTGAGGATAACGCGTGACCGTTCCGGGGGGCATGTAGCGGATGACGTAATTATCGGCTTTGCTCTGGTCAGCTTCAGGATGGAAATATAGCGTATCAGCCTCAATCCACACATTGAATCCTTCCAGTGCTGCCAGTGTCGTCAGCAGGTCCCATTCCGTCTGTTCGCCGGTCAGGTGGGCGGAGTCAATCTGGTAAAATTCGCCAAATCGCTGTGTGGTTGCTGTCACTTCCGCTTTAAGACCCTGCCGCTGGGCGAGAATAGTGGCGATCTGGCTTGATGTGTAGTTTTTGAAGCTTTCTCCGGCTGTTTTGGCATCAATAAACAGGGCCGTGAAGTCTCTGCCATTGCAGGTAATGATGAAGCGCGCCGGGTCAAAGTCCCATGTGTCGATATTGCCGCGGATGAGCATCTTCGAATCCACGCCCGCCGCGGTGGTGATGTCCGCCCACAGGTCAACGGTAATCGTGGTTTGCGATCCCCACCATGCCAGTTGCATTGACTGAGGAAGCGCCGAAACTGCCAGTTCCAGGTCAAAGGTGCTGGCCCCGCGAAACCTGTTACTGGTGACCTCGAAGGATTTGAAGTCGACCAGCGTTTTATTCAGGTAGCAGCGGCCAGAAATGTGCCTTGAACCCGGCGTTAAAATCGGGTTGTTTACGTCCATACTAACTCACTGAGGTGGATGGCGTTGTCGGTACCACGATGGTGTTGATGCCGGTCAGTTGCGGGTCAGTCAGGTTGTTGACAGTAGCCAGGCTATCCCAGTACCGCGCATCGCCGTAATTGTCGGCCGCCACCTGGTAAAGGTTTCCGCCAGACAGCGTCACACTCTTGACGCCGTTAGCTGTTTGCCCTGTGCGCACGTTCTTATTGACGCGCTCAAGCACGGAGCCCAGGTTATAAAGCGCCGGCAATCGTGTCATTCCATCGGCCTGCGCCAGCAGGTTATTAACCGTTTTAGATATCGGGTTGCCTGGAATGATGCCGCCCAGCGTGGTGATTTCGCCCAGAGAATTCTCGATAGATGAAATCGACATCTGGACAATCTGCTGCGCCGCGATAATGGGCCTGACGACTGCCTGCACCTGATCTACCGTTGCGGTGGCATAGTCCTTAACCGTACTGACCGCGGTCTGTACCGTGCTGACCGCTGACGTCACCTCATCAACGTCAATGACACTGGAAAGGTTAAGTGCCTGCCCAATATCGCTGTCGATTAGCGCATTCAACGCGCCGGTTAACGAGTCGGTCTGTAACGGGCTGTCGTTGCGCTGAACCACCGCCAGGGTGATGCTGTATGGCCTGCGATACTCAAACTCATACACCGGGTTAAACTCGGTGATCACCACATCAAACGAATAACCTGACAGCGTCATGGTCAGTGCTTCACCTGCGTCCCTCATCTGCTCCAGCATGGAAACGCGGGATGAGGTGGTGTCGCCTGTGAAAATGCCTGACCAGGTGATCGGGTCATACTCCACGCCGAGAACGTCAACCAGGCGACGGCCGCCAATCATCTGGTGCGTGACGGTTTTTTGTCGCCCAGGGATGACTATCCGCTCAGGAAGCTCAAAATCCAGAAACTCAAAATCGCCGAGAATCAGTCGCGTGGCAGACAGGTTAAACCCTGACGCCACACTTCTGACCGTGGAAGAGAGCGATGTGAGTGAATCAAAAAGCGCCATAACTCTCTCCGTTAACGAGTAAACGCACCGCTCGCCATGCCAGGGTGTAACAAGCCCATCGTCGCATCAATGCCGGTTGGGCTGGTTGGTGCACGGCTGGCCTGTTTGGTCTGGTGACTGGTGACGGTTTCGGCGATCTGCTTAGTATCAAGGTAGGTTTTTGAAGTGACCTGGATAGTTCGCTGAGAGCCAGAGGCGACATCAGGCGTTTGCATTCCCTTCACCGTCGCTCGCATGCCATCAGCAAATGACGGTGCGGATGAGCCTGTGCTACTCATGGCTTTTGCATAGGCTGCACCATAGCTTCCATCCGATTCTGCTTTCACTTTTCCAAGAGAGTTAAGTGAAAACTTACCGCCAGGCGAACCTGAGGAACCGTAAACAGCTTTCTGACTGTCCTCAAGCAACTGCATAGCGTTGGCGTGAACACTACGTTCGCCAGAGTTCATGATGCTGACGCCGGGAAGCTTGTTCAGCAGGCCAACGATGTAATCAAATAGTTGGTTGAATCCGGTTGATAACCTGCCAGAGAAAGAGCTGAATTCCCCTGAGATGGTTCCCCAGATACTCCAGTTCTTAATGTGATCACCTACCTGCTTAATACGGTCCCAGATAGTCGAGCCAATCTCGGCGGCCTCTTCGCCCTTTTTCTTGAGCATTGGCTTGAGCGTATCCCAGTTTTTGTAAATCAGGTAACCAGCGCCAGCCAGGCCAGCAAGAGCCCATACAACAGGTCCGCCAAGCATCGTCGCTATCGAGCCGATTACACCGAGCGAAGAAGCAAGCCTTACAGCAGAAAACGCCGCGCTAAGCAGGAACAATCCGCCACCAATGGATGCCATAGCGGACGTCACGCCAAGTGCGTAGATGCCGATTTTGGTCATCGTCGGGTGCTTCTCGGCGAAGTCGCTCATGGTGTCGAACAGCTTTGCCAGCCCAAGGGTCAGCTTCGTGACAACCGGCAGTAGTTGCAGGCCAATAACCGCCTTAAGGTTTGTCCAGGATGAGGACAGAGCCAAGGCGGCACCATCCGGCGAGCTCATGTAGGTGTCGTATGCTGCGTTATAATCCTGTGCATGCCGGAATATCGCTGTATCTTTGGAGAATTTGGTGCGGTTCAGAATGTGCTGACCGATGAAGTTACCGGTGTTTCGGTTGAAGTTCTTATACACCATCTCAGCGACTTGCTCGTCGGTGAGATCTTTGCCGTATCTCGCTCGGATTTTTTGCGCCATAACATCAGCAAGCTGATCGGGATTCGCAAACATCGCAGCATACTGAGATTTTAATCCGCCGGACAATAAAGATTCTCCGCCGAGACTTTGCATGTATATACGCTTCTCGTCTGGCGACATACCTTTCATCGCAGACTGCATGAGATTCATGCGCGACTTGCTTACACCCTCATCGTACATGCCGATATCAGCAAGGAAACCTTTGGCCTTTTTGTCCATATGGCCGCCAATGAGAGCGCTGAACGCTGTCATCAGCGCAGTACCGGATTGGTAGCCACCATTCATCGACATCAGGCCAGCAAACTGGCCGTAAAGATATTCAGGCGACAAAAGGGTGTATGCACCTTTACCGGTTTGCGATGCCTGCAGGTAATCCTTGGGGCTTACTCTGTTTCGTGTGGCAAGCTGTACCTGTGTGGCCATGGCGAGTTCTTTCTGGAACTCTTTGGGGTCGTTTACCACCTTGCCGCCGCGATGTTCCAGAGCTCGCGCCATTGCGTTTACAGCGCCGTCGGCTGCATGCTCACCCAAAGCGGCTTTTACGACCGTTTCGTATTTGGTGAACTGCGGAGCAAATTCGAGAGCATGGTGCAGATCACCAAAGGCTGTGTGCAAATCCTGAATCAGGCGGATATTTCCTGCAATGGTCGAGCCAAGCGTTTTATGCGTCTGCTCCATGGCTTTCGCATTTACCTCGGCCATTTCTGCAGTGTTCAGGTTGAGCGTTTTGAAATCCGCCTGAGCCCGCGCAACGTCTTTGGCTGACTTCATAGCCGCGTCCAGACCTTTGGTGATCGAGAAGCCAACTGCAATCAGGCCGCCGCCTATAGCGGTCATTTTGCCTATTGAAGAAAGCTGATTGCGGAGCTTATCAGCGCTGCTCTCTGCCGACGCAAAGTGCCTGGACAAGCCAATAAGACCGGCGGTGACGTTTTCAGTCAGACTTAGCCTGACCGCAACCTTATAGGCTTCGATATCCATTAATTAGCTCCAGACTCGCAATAAAACCACGTATCTTTGGGTTCGTTATTAACTGATGGCTGTCATCCCAATGCCTACTCGAAAGTAGGCATTGGGATGAAAACCGTTGTGAAAGTGGCTCTCAACTACACCAATCAGGTATCAGGGATGACGATCAAGCCGCTGCGTAAAGCAGTTTCATCTGCCCTTTTACTGGGAATGCGGCCATACAACGCGCTTCGAAATCACGATAGTCAGAGCAGCCATTGGCGATACCAGTCAAAGCGATGATTTGATGCTCGACCATAGTTAAAGCATCAGGCTTGAGGTGCTGATGAATTTTCTCGCCAGCAGCAAGGCGTGATTTAACTTCAGCGTAAACCTCATCAGGGAGAACTGGGCCGTATACCCATTTCGCGCTGATCATTCCAAACAATGCTGGCCTGCGATTTGGGCGGTGCTTTGGCAGTCCTGACATTTTGAAAAGTGCAGCGTAAAACGGATCGCTAAAGCGCTTCTCCCACGGGAGGGATTCACTGAGCAGGAAGATCGCCTTGATGCGGTGGTCATCGACAGGTAAATCGGCACCACGAATAATCGCGTCAATTTGCTCGTCGCACCAGATTTCAAAATCCACTGAAAGCCAACGGGCAAATCTGACTGCAAGTTTGGGATGAAGCCATGTCCCACCCCCACGATCTTTACGCGCCCGACTGGTTTTTACATACGGGATTTTCCCGTATCTACGCTCAAGCCCATGAATATATGCTTCTGTTTCTGGCAGCCTTAAAAAATCGTTAGGAACGCGCCCAAATTTCTCGGCCGCAGTTGTTGCATCAATCCACCCATCCTCATAAAAGCGCATTGGGTGACCTTCAAATTTAATAGGAATGATATTGCTCATCGTATATACCTTTCTGTGGTGTGAGCCTGCTCGCGTAGACATGGGTAGCTGAGAGCGGAACGATGAAATCCACCACCCTGCCTCAGGCCCACACTACGGAAAGCTCTCTTTGAGATACGCACGCGAGTGCGCGATTGGTTTACTGCGGGTACAAAAAAGCCCCGGCGGCGTTAACCGTCAGGGCTTGGGTGGGGCAATAAAAAACCCGCCGTAGCGGGTTAGGTTGTCTTTTTCAGGAATATTCGCTGTATCGAGAATTCTTTCCCAGTGCTTGTGGTGACTATTGAGCACTGTTGGCACTTTTCATCTTCCCTGTCTACGTGGAAGGTCACCCCTCGCAGGTCCAGCAGGTTAACCTGCTGGCCGTCAGGCGACATGGTATACCCTGTATCATCCTTGGTAACATCAACCACTACTTTAACTCCAGCGGGACACGTTTCTTTCGTGCATGTGCCGTATTGCTTCGCATAAATATCCTCCATTGAGGCGATTGCCGGCAATGACAGCATCAGAGCAAAGAGTGACAGGGTTAAAGTTTTCATGATTGGCACCGAATGGCTGACAATACCTGAATATTACCAGCTATTCGGCGCGTTTTGCATTAAATATCGCGAGTGTAACCAAGCGATCTGTGAACTGCGCCACCACCACAGATTGCATCAACAGCAGCCGTTCCGATAATGCGCTTTATGAACTTCTCATTATGAACCACCGCAGGCCCAAGGACGGGTCGAGGCGGCATTTTCTCTGTGCCGAATTCATGAAAGGCCAGCGTTTCATCTTTTGAACCAATGATGGCCTCCATACCTTCGGCCTCGGCTGTGATGCCGTCGCGCATCTTTCCCGTTCTTTCCAGTGGGGCATTGGTTGGAAAGCCAAGCCGCGACTTCTCCTGCTCGGTCGATTCGGCAAGGTCAGCCCATGCTTCAAACGGGCCAACTGCAGGCTGATAGAATCCGATCTCATCCTGCGCCGTCTTTTTAATACGCTCAGCGGCCTCTTTCAGTGCTTTTTCTGCATGCTCCTGAAGGGCAATTTTGGTTCCAGCAAATACCAGAGCGGCATCCATCAGACTTGAAAGCTCTCTCAATCTTTTTCCTCCCATCTCCAGGTGTTGAAATCGAATGATCCACCTTCAAACTCTGACAGCACGATAGACATCGCATGCTTTTCATGCCGCATAAGCTCTTTCACAGAAAACGCTACGTTGAAAGGAACCCCGTTTTTCATCAGCCAGCAGGATTCGCGAAAATCGGGGTTCGTTGCTAGTTTTTTACTGCTTCTTTCTCCGCATCAACATCCGCGCCACCGATGTTATACAGTTTGGCAGCAATGGCATTCATGCCGTCACGGCCAAGGATTTTCATGCGACCTTCGAGCTGCTGAAGGTTTGCCGGCACTGAATACGACTCACCATCAATCTCTGCAGCACAGGCCGCTGGGATTGCATACGCCTGGACGTAGACTGAGTTCTGTGCCCGCTCAGTGCCAATTGCGAAGATTAAGCGAGACTCTTCAAGCGCATCCAGTTCGCGAATGACAATACTACGACCACGCGCGTCTGTGATGATGTTTGACTGCTCTTGTGGAGCCGCAACATTCGCTGCGGCACCGTCTTTTACTGTGACATTAGCCATGTATTAAGCTACCTGTAGGCGGCGTTTAGCCGTGAATGCGAAGGACTGGCGAACGGTCTGATCACCCTGTTTCTTGCCGGGGTCGGTGAAGTTGAACTGCACGCCGGTATAGCGCCAGACAGTGACCGCACCGCTGCTTTCGGTAATGGTTTCAGTGATAGTGCCGGCTGCACGGTTGATGCCAGCAAAGTAGTCCGATTCCCACTGAGCCCACCACGAATCCAGCGTTGCATCCTGCCGCTCGGCCTCAATGGTGCCATCCCAGTTTTTGGGGATCATGAGTGTGTCGGTTTCGCCGGTAATTTTGGTCACATCGACCTGGTTTACTTTCGGCTTTGCATCAAAAGAGATGACCACCGGAATGGTTACGACGCCATAAGCGGTGTTGATATCAACCTGGACGTCGCGACCGACTGTGTACCCGTTAAGAGGCATAGTTCTTGCTCCAATAAAAAGCCCTCACATGGAGGGCTGTTGAACTGTTAAATGGTCGCGCTGCTGGAGACGGACACGTTGACGCTTGCGCCGCCTTCCAGGTTGATCAGGAAGTAGCGAACGGTTGCCAGATACTTAACCTGCACGTCTGCAACCATATAGCCCAGCGCTACGCGTGAGCTCGGGTTATTTGTCGCATCGAGCTTAACGCTGAATGCCGGACCGCCATTCGGATCACCAATCATGCCATCGTCAGCGAGGTTCTGCAGGAATGACTCGATGGTAGCCTTGGTGCTGCGGCGCAGGTCGGTAGTCTGTCCCTCACCCACAACGTAACCAAACGATGCCGCCAGCGTCGCCGACAGGTAGTTGGTCATACGGGTGTAGGTGTCATCGTTCTGAGTGGTTGATGACGCAGCATTGCGACCAGAGCGAAGGCCGAAGTAATTACCGCCCGGACATGGGTTGGTAATGACATCCAGGCGAGCGGTGCTGAGCGCGCCGATTTCGCTGATACTGTAAGGCTGATTTGCCAGTTGGCGCTGAGTGGCGACAACGTTGGTGATCGGCTTGTTAAGGGCGCTGACGCTGGGCGACTGAGCAGCATATTTCGCCGCTACAAACGTTGCCGGGGCGCACATGCGGGCACTCAGGCCATTAAGTGTGTCATTCCAGTATGGCCAGTCGCCGACCAGAACTTTAACCTGCCAACTGTCGACGCCTGAGGTGTTAAGCGTGGTAGCCAGTGTCGCGTAAGTTACGCCAGCGGCAGCCTGCACAACGCCAAACGTGCCTTCTGACAGGCAGAATGTGTTGATTGTCGGCCACTGAGTGCTGTCGGTTAAGTCAACCAGGTTCAGTATCTGGATACCAGCGCCTCGCAGTGCATACATGCCGGTGCGGGTGGTGCTTGTGCCGTCCGTGCCAACCAGAACAGAGTCAGTAATGGTGGTTGCGCCATCGGTACCGCCGGTCAACTGCCATACTGTTGTGGTGTCAGGAACAGCGGTTGATGTACCGACTGTCGCGACGACAAACTGACTTGCGCCGCGCACGGCGGTAATGCCGTTGTTGACCGCGCTGACCAGGCTGGCCCACAGTGCCGCGCCAGAGCCGGTGATGTTATCGAACACTTCTGGCGTCTGACCGGGGAAGTAAACGGTCAGCTTGTAACTGTTTACCGCCGTACCGGTCGAAATTTTTGCGGTGATGCCGTTACCTTTGGTGCCGGAGTACTTAGCTGTCAGCGTCATGCCGGTGGCAGCTGTTGGTGTTGCGGTGTCTTTCAGCGCAATTGCTGCCGCAAGGTCGGTTCCATCAGTCACACGGACGCATTTCAGGTTGGTTGCGCCGATCTGCAGCGAGATAGCGATGGCAGTGCTCAGGTCATATTTGCGAACCTGCTGAGAGCCGAAGTAAAGCGCCTGGTCGGTATCAGAGCCAATCAGCACCGGGGAGTTAACCGGGCCCCATGACGCAATACCAACAAGGCCCAGGCCATCACTTGCCACGCCGTTGATGTAGCGTGTTTTTGGTGCCTGAATGCCTACATACAAATCGGCAGCAGACAGCGCGGTAGTGTTAAGGCTACCGGTT